GGTCGTTTGTATACCCAAAGTCTAACCCACGCTTAACCAGCCGTGCCTCGTGTGGTACTGAGTCAATAGCTGCCCAACCTTTATAGATTTGACCTTCAAGCTCACCGAGTTGTCCTAAGCCGTATACTTGCCACCATGCCTTGTTGTTCTTGCGTGATTCGATAGACTCAACGATGCTCTGCGGCAGTCCTTCATTATCCTTGTAAGTAAGCGTAAGAAAGTCCACATCACGGTTTGGCATGATCTCTGTGTACCAATAAAACTCACTCGTAGGATTCCAGTCAGCCCAGATCTCTTCGTCGGTACGCACCTCTAGTTGTTCAAATGTCTCTTGTGGTAGGTTGTTAAGCTCATTCATGTACAGACGGTTACGCCTTGGACCACGTACCTTAGACGGTTGATCTGCACTAAAGAACTCTATCTTGCTACCTGTCTCGAACGTATAGGTAAAGTCTGACTTGTTCCATCGCTCTGGTTTGAAGTAGCCATGCTCTGTAAGGATAGAAAGAAAGTCTCTCATTGCTCCACGCTTTAGGTGAGGCATTGACTCTGACACAATACTAGTCAGCTTCGGTGTCTTATCTGATTGTGCTTTGTCTATAAGTATTTGAAGGATAGAGATAGTCTTACCAGCGGAAGTACCACCTGCTACGCCCTTAATGCGCTTACGAAGGGCAAGTAGTTTATTCGTTGCGGTTGTTGCTACATACATGATATATCATCCATGACAATATATTTTGTCGAATCTTTATATAAAGCCGATATATTTGGCACACCCACGCCAAACATACTATTCTTTTATCTCATCATTAGTATTTTTATTAACAGAAGCACCGCCTAGAATAGGTTGTACGAGGTCTTTGCCATTTGTAGTAAGGTCTACCTTGTCGCCATATTTCTTAGGCTTAAGCTTACTTGCAACCCATTTACGAGTGTCTACACGTAGTCGTGAACGGTTAATCCATTCACTGTTAGGTTTGTCGCCCTTATCTGTTGAGATTGTATCATTAGAGACTTCGTCGGCTATTTCTAACATCTCCTCGACAAGTAAATCGGCTGCTTCCTCTTTCGCGCGCGTGTATTGCTCAAGAAATTCTTTGTGTACTCTCAACCAAGTAAACATAGTTTGCATAGAAGGTAGCTTCTCGTCCTTAGCTACAGTACGCATACTCTTACCCTCTGCAAGCTGTTCACAGATATAATCAGCAAGTTCTTGAGTGTATAGAGTTGGTCGTCCCATTATTTGTCTGCCTTTACGTTTACCCAGTACTCAATAGATTCGATTCGTCTTTCGGTTGAGGACTCAACACCCTTAACATATGTATCTATAAATTCTCTTGCTGAGCTAAAACCAGGGAAGGCAATGTCAGTAACATGATTTTTTATACGTTCACCTTTGAAAGAAAAGGAAAGGTCTAAAGTCTTAGGCTTCATAGTAGGATCATCGTGTACTGTGTATTGGTCTTTACTCATAAAATACTTCTTTCTTTTCGCCGCATTCGCATATGTACAGTGCAATGGCTTGCCATCGATAATCACTAATAGCCTGGCTGTACAGTGTCGGAGGTAAATGCTCACTGTTGTCAGAGAACTTTGCTAAAACAAAAGAATGTTCATGCTTATTCACTCTTGGTCTCCGTCTGCGCTTCCACAATGTCATCCTTAAAGAACATAACCATGCTCTCAAACTCATTTAAAGCTCCTTGGTGGCTTGCTGACTCAGTTTCCGTATATGGAGTAAGAAAGTCTTTTAAGTTATCACTAGCGGCGCTTACGTTGAGATAAGATTTCTCACCTTTGCTGTTCTTGCTGACTGTCTTCGTGTCTACAATCTGCACAATGAAACGAGGTATAGCATTCTTTGCTGCACGGGTCTTAGTGTTTCCCATTATTTCAAAACCCGTATAGACACATTACCCGTTGCTGATTCTTTTAAGATAGTCCTCAGTACAGTTAGTATATCGCCTGTTGTATTGTAACCGTCATTACCAAAGTCAACGCTAATAGAACATTGCCTCATTACAGTGAATCGTCCTGTTCTAAGATAGCTTTGGTTTTAAGAATCACCTGTTCAGGGTCTTCTTGTTTAATGCCTTGTCGAACCTGCGCTGCCCTGATGCTAAGACTGATAGAGTCACCCATGATTATTCTCCGTTAGATAATCGAATCATACCATGAACGGAATAAAAAAGAAAGCCCTATTTAAGAGCTTCTTTAATTAGAATTGTGCTGTTACGAGTAGGTATACAGTTCCAATAAACGCTGCAATGAATAATAGTCCGAAAAGGATTAGTCCTACTGCAATTGTTGCTTCTGCTTTTTCTTGGTTGTTCATAGCTTCAATATACCATAAGCGAACTTAGGAGTCAATAGCCTGATGCGGACAACTTGTATTAGTGTGGGTCACTGTATGGCAAAAGTCACAGAAGATAGCCATATTATTGCTCCACTACGTAATCAAGTGGTATCTTTTTATCACACTTCTCACAAACGTTATATACAAAGTAAGCTCCTGAATGCGTAAACTGAGGTTGTTTCTCATTCTTACGGCTTGGGCGAACACGTTCTGTTTTCTTAATAAATACATGATCACAAGTTTTGGTTTCTTCTTGTTCATTCATTACTTCCCCTTCACAATAGTTCTTAGTTCAGAAAATACCTGGTTTACAATACTTACTTCAACGTTTTTCACTGGGTCTATTTTTACGTATTTTTCGTCTTCTCCTATTACATCTATAAATAGAGAGTCAATAGCTTTTTGGGCTTCTGCAAGGTTTGCTTCCTGCCTAGCAAAATATTCTTCTATTCCCCCTTTTGAGTAACCGAGTTGAGTCTCGGTTTGTTTTGTATTTGATCTGAATTGATTTAATATCGCATCTCGTCTGTCTTTATAGGTTTGGTGGTCTATCATGATTCACCTCCACACCTAACACAGTGTCGTTTACCAGTATTCATGCTTAGTAATATTGAAGGTTTATGACCATTAAAATAACATATCAATTTGTCTATGAAGTTTGGTTTAAGCTTACTCATGATTGTTCTCCTTGTTCTTTGTTTAATGATTGGATGCGGTCAGATACAAATACTTTTAAAGTCTTATCGTCATCTTGGTAGCTTAATTCGACTTGAATCATACTAGTTTCTGGATTACTAAAAGCTCCATAAACCCTACCGCCTCTTGTTCCGCTTCCGTAACATTTATCACACGGCATTTCTTTGTAAGTACCATCTTTTTGCAGATAATTAGCTGTCATACGACCACGGCAATATAGACATTCTCTATGGTCAATAACTTCAAAACGAGTTACTGCCTGCTCTTCGCTGTGTACATCATTAGAAGGCATTAGAGTTGTTCCTTTTCTTCATTCTTACGGAGGGCATAACCTATTAATTCACCTTGTTTGAAAGCCCAACGGTGGTTCAATTCAGCCAGTAAACAACCTACTATAAATCCACCAAGTCCATAAATCCATTCCATTACTTTCTCCTCTGCAAAAATGCAATTACCGTGTTTCTAAGTCGCCATATAATATCCATTGCACCAACAATCAGAATCACGATAACAAACAGGAATCCTATGATAGTAAAAATGCTTATAACGTAGCTCATGACTTCGACTCTAGTGGTTTAGGTGAAAGCTCAGACTCCCATGATTTGTATTCTTCTTCTATGTTCTTTGCCATTTTTTCCTGGTCAAATAGGTCAGGTCGTTGACTATTAATCTTCTTAAAAAAGTCTGGGTCATCTAGTGATATACTGTTTGGTAAAAATCCCATTTATTTGTTCCTCGCTTCATTTAGAATATTACGTACATCACGTAACGCTGTATTATATCCATCACCGACTTGTGTTCCTTTGGTGTCTACGTCTTCTGGTAAAGCCTGTAGGAAGGTGTCGAGGTAATTATCTCGCATTCTTTTACACAGTAGGTAGAACTTTGACGCCAATTCCTCTTGATATTCTTCTGAATCGACATCGAACTTATTTAGTAAGTCTCTGCGGATAGATTTCACTGTTTCATAGAGATTTTTATCAGAGTAGGTCTCTTTAAAGTCTTTATTCATCATCTTCGTCCTGTTCTTCTAAGAAGTAACCCTGTGCAAATATTCCAAGTATCTGATGTTCGTTCATATTAGTTATTCTCCTTTAGCGTTGGTGGTTTCTTATAACAATCACATTCACTATGGTCTACTAGACAAAGTGCCATTATTTTGATTCCCCTATAGATGAGAGTTGAGATTGAAGCTCATCAATTCGATGGTGTACCCAAGTATACCCATCATCTCCTTCGTTTATCGTCGTACCTAAATTGTCATGGCTAACGTGGAATACATGCTTTAGTTCCGCTATCTGGCTCTCTACTACTAATTGATAAAGGGAGTCTACAGCTTCTTTGGTTAATCCATATTTTGGATGTTCTCTTCCTAGAGTTTGTATAACTGTGCTATGAACTATTGCTTGCATCTTACTTCTTAACTCTTGATCTCCTAATATACGTTCAGTCATTATTTTAGTTCCTTTGCTTCGTGGAGTGCAATCGTGAGTTTAAGTAGACTTTTGAGTGGGGTGTCAGCACTCTGAGAGTGAAACCAGTGTCTAGGTACTCTCTGATAAAAACCAGCGATATACCCACCGCTTGAATGTCCAACCATAACTGTTAAATATGCAGTCGTTGGTTTTGCAATGTACTTTGGCAACTTCTCTAGAATGAAATCACTGGTATAGAGGGGGAACATTTCTACAACGTCTTTCACCCCCCTACCTAGCAAACGTAAATCCTTAGAGTGCCAACCTGTTTTATCTGAAACTTCTCTACATAGGTCAAAAAGTTCTTCGTCCATTACACACCTACCTGACAAGTCTGTTCAAACTCGCATGTTAGTTTTGCTGATTCTTGTAGGTTCATGATTGCGTTCTCCGTCTGAGTTCCTTTTTAATGGTTCGCAGGGTCTTATCTTGTTCAAATTTGAGGGTGTAATTAATCTGCTTGCTTGACATCTTTACCCCACCTTTTATTAATAGCGTCTCTAGAAAGCTTCTTGTGCTGCTCTACGTCCATTGATCCGAAGCCTTTGGTGATACCACGGACTGATCCACCCTTTTGACCAGCTTTTGAGAAGTGGTCGGGGTTTAATTCCTTCTGTTTACGGGCGCGCTCTTTTGCTGCGATGCTACGTTTGTTCTTCGTGAACATTGGGTCTAGTCTTTTCTCTGTCATGTAATCTCCTTTAGATTCGTTGTGGGCGCTTTACGCCTCTTGTTATGTAATAAATTCTCCACGTGGTAACTCCGTACATTTGTGCCAGCTCTATTGCCGTCCAGCCATCTGACCAAAGTTCTCTTGCGTATTCTTTTTCCCAGCGGTTCATAGTGCTTTCATCACCCGTTCGCCGTATTCGTTGGTCATTTCTATGTACTGGGTGTAGCGTCGTGTGTCTGCTTCGTCTGAATACTTGATTCGTCCATGCTCGTGTAGGAATCTCCTAGCCCTGGAGATCGTTTCAGGGTGTGTGACGCGTGTTAAGTTCCAATACAGGGATTTGGTGTCGTCCCAGTTTTCGTAACGCCACACAGCCTCTAAGAGCTTCATCTCATCGTCCTGGACGCCTGGGTTCCCTTCGATCACTGTCAGTACAAGCTCTTGTTTCTTAGTTAAGGGCTTCTTCATTAGCTTTCACACCCGTCTAGGTCTTTAGCCGCCTTAGCTTCGTCTTCTTCGATCCTCGCGTCGGCGCGATCTTTGTCGTCCCTTAGCTCTCTAGCATCAAGAGTTGCCTGGAGCTGTTCACTTAATGGAAGGATGTTTTCGTTAAAGAAGTTAAGCATTACGCCTCCACAATCTTATTATTACGGTAGTCCCAGAGTCCATTAGCTTTAGCTTCTTTTTCAAGTTCAGATTTTGACTTCATTCGAGTGTTAAGACGCTGTGTTAATTCGTAGCGTTGTGTCTGCTCTGGTGTCATAACTTGTTTGATAGCTTGTTCTAATGTCTTCATGTGATACCTTTCTGTTTGTATGTCTCTATAATACCATAAGCGAACTGTAAAAGAAAGACCATAATTTCTTATGATCTCTCTAGCCACTCAGCATGTAATTGTTCATACGTCATGTGTTTGCGTCCAACTCTTCGTAGCCTATATAGATACAGATCCAACAGTACTGCCTCTAAGTCCATGTTTTCTCCTATACTTTGTTATTGAAATGATAGTGGTGGCGCACATACTAAGGATTTGTCTCAATTTTCTCCAGCATTTCGGGCAGAGGAGATGAGTATAGTCACCTATGATGATAGCATTTACGCTAATCACCGCTGGTCGTCATATATGCGCACCACTACGACTTCAATACTGTTAATAATCCTTGACAACCAGACTGCTCTTTTGGAGTTATTCGACATGCACTCTATCCCCACGCATAACCGTTTAGGGGTCTGGTCTTTTTAAAGTTCTTTAACTCTGCTGCGCAATTCTGCTCTTAACAGGTTTTCTGTAACTATCCTGTAGTCACTCTGGTGGAAAATTGAGTCTTCGTCTATAGTTGGAATTAACTCATCTTCACCTATGATTTCCATAAATAAATTCTTAACATCCTTCTTCTGTTCAACTACATCGTCTGGGTATACTTCCCATTCATAACCACCGACAGGAGGATTTTCTAGTATTTCGTCTAGCTTACTCATTATCTATTACTTCTTTCTTTAGCCTTACTTCTACTTTCAAATCCCTTGGTCTGCTACGTACTGATATTTTCATACCATGCTTATGTGCATACGATTTAATTTCTTCTTTCGATAGTTCTGACACAGCGTAGTTATCTTTACCTAGTGCAAGAATCATTGCTCGTATCTCGCCTGTATGGTCTACATCGGTGAATAATTCGTATGTCATTTATCTCCTATCTATATTAAGGGTTAGTTACTGGGTTTGGTAAATCGAATATACTTACCGTTTAATAGGTCTTTGCGTAATTCTTCAATCTTGTTAAAAGTATTAGTAATGTAAGGTTCATCGTCGACGAGTTGCGACATTAGGACTCTTAAATCTTGAAGGTATACTTTACGTTCTCGGTCTGTAATTACATGAGTCATATTATTCTCCTTCTTACTAAATATTGTTATTAACCTTATAAACAGAAAAGAGCGGATGAGAATCGAACTCATGTCTCCGTAATTCCGAGGTGCACGTGTACGGTAGGTTTCCTTTACAACACCGCTCATTACCATCTATAAGTCTTTGTACTCTAATTCAGTCAGAAGGTTGACGCTTAAATGGTTAGGTATTTCTCCTTTTCCTTTAAGCGTCCATGTACTGACTCAATTAGTTATAGTTAAGCTGTATGGTGCGACCGTCGTAGTCTCTTGTCTCGGTGTATACGCCTCAATTAACTACTACAGCGACCGCACAACTACAGCTTAACTATTTAAAGGTACTATTTACATTCCCAATATCGCTGTAAACCATCTCGGAACATCTGTGCTGTTACATTAGCATTAGCTTCTGCATCAAACACGCTTGCTCCTGAGTATCCGTACTTGTTTGCACGAGCATCCCAATAGTTCGTCAGGTGTTGGAATAGTCCCGAAGGAAAATCTTTGCCGTTCTCACTATAGTTATAGTTTACTCTCATATTGTCTAAAGAACTTTCACACTTTGCGATGCTGACAAAATAGTCCTCGCTGATACCATACTTGTTAGCTGCATTACGCACTATCTGTTCGTTTGTTAATGGCGCTGTAGGCTCGTTTAAAGGCTCTACATCAGCTTTTATTTCGATAGTCGGTTCAATTACCGTCTTAACTTCTAAACTAGGTGACGGTAAATCTAGTTCTTTGTTTTTGACACTGACTCTACAGCTTGTACTGCGGACATTTGTGTCTTAACTTCGCCACGTACTTCGTTACTAAAGTCGCTTCTGCCAATCCATCCGAGAATATATGAACCAATCATGAGTGCTACTACAAGGATAACCTTTAGGATAGTAGTTACTTTAACTGTATATTCTTTTTTAGTTTTGTCTGCGTATTCTTGTGCTTTGTTTGATTTGCCCATTTTGTTTCCTTTGTTTATTAGTGAACCGTTATGGGGTGACTTATACCGTATGTCGTGAGAGTCTGCATCTCGCCCTGGTTCTTGTTGATAGCCCTTCTGAGTTATCTGTTTCTAATATAGCATACCATAAGCGAAGAGTCAAATACTTTATTTCAATAACCCTTTGTAATAGTCTATCTTCTCTTGTAATTCCAACTTAGTCAGCTCGCTTGGCTGCGTAGATAAGTCTATAAGCTCCTGTAATACATCTAAACCATAAGTATCTATCATAAATAATGAATATCTCGCATAATTACCAGATAACCCCACGTTACACCCGTAACATTGTGGGTGGCAATTCTTGTCTAACCACCTAGTCGAATAGTATCTACGACTCATAAAATGCCCATTTTGCATATGCCTCAGTTCATCAACCTTATTACAAGTAACACAAGAAACCATACCATTGATTGAATACTTCTCTCGTATATATCTTGAGTATGCAACGTCTAACCCTTTAACAAGTTGAGTACGTGTTTTTGACTTTAATTGTGCAACTCCCTTGCAGGTGACAGAACAATAGGTACTACCCCTAAACTTCACTTGTGATGCGTAACGATCGTAGGGATTTTTGCAAACTGCACATAATAAGGACACCTTACCAACTTTTTCACCGTACTTCTTTTTAAATAGTACTTTATTGCGCTTTTCGGCACTTTTAGTCTTCGATACGGTTTGTATATGTCGAGATATTTTTGCGCAATCGAGAGAGCAATACTTCTGAACAGTGTTGAAACTCAAAAAATCTTTGCCACACTCCTTACACTTTTTTGTTCGCTGTGTTGCACTCAATACTGTCATCTCTTATATATCTTCCTGTTGGACAAAGTTGTTTGGCATTGCTACTTTGAATGTATACCGTTCAACAACGTCTCCTGTGGGGATATGGTTAATTTTCCCAACTTCCTGAGCATTCACGAATATGCCACCATCTTTGTAAAAGGCAACATATACTTCAATCTCATATTCTTTAGATTCTTTAGCGGGTGCTATTTTCGTAGTCTTCATGTTTCACTCCTTATTTATTACTTACTCTGTAGGGGGTCGTGGCGTACTTTTACTCTTTGACCTTCACGTTCAATATGACTAAGAACAAACCCAATTGCTCGTGCAGCATATTCTTTTTCATCCGATATGTGACGGCTATGACCATAACTTTTCATTAGGTCAGAAATGTCTAGCATTGTAAGGTACCACTCATTATCTTCTTTTAGATATTCTGTTTCAAACCTTTTAAGCCACTTGCTCATACTATCCCTCTTCTGTTGTGTTAGGTTTAAACTCGAAGCTTTCACCGATAATATCTCTTTTTATCAAGATACCGCCAATAAGTAGGAACACGAATGCGACAAAAACTACCAAAAATCCAATCAACACAATTGGGAATGCTATCACCACTCTTACTCTATCAACAAAAGAAACGGTGTCTTTGGCTTTACTCATTACTTATTATCCAATCCGTTAGTACGTCCTTTAAATTCTTGTATTAGTGCAGTTATTTGCAACGTTAAAGATATAGTTTGAAATATTAATAGTACAGTGCTCTTAACGGGATCATCAGTTAAAATATTACCAACAAATAAAACCACACCACTTGTAAAGAATACGTCAGATTTATCCATATTATTTATTGTAACTTCCATCAACGTTAATACCTTGCTCATTCTCTATAGCATCCATAACTTCATTAGCTTCGTCTAAGTTATCAATGCTGCTCTTTTTGATTACGCGTGTAATAAAAGCCTTTTGTTGCACTGGGGCTTCATACCCTAGGTCTATAAGACTGTTAAATACAGCCCTTTTAGCACGTCCAATTTCAGTCTCTAGCTCACCCATCGGACTTGGACCTTCTTTACTCTCAGCTGTACGGTCACGGATTTCACCTGTTTGTGCTGGTTTCTTTCCCATCGTAAAAACTACTTTACCTGACTTTATGTTTTTAATAACAAGTTGGTTAATTTCCTTATTCTCGTCATACCCAATAGTTTCAACAGCAAACTTGTCATAAGTGCTTAACTTACCCGTTTGTGGGTTCTTATAAGCACTGTAAGAGTCTGCAGAGATCCAAGTAAAGGGAGCAGTGTAGAGCTCACGACCAATGCCAAAGTTGAACCCAGCACGTTTAAATGCGTCGGACGCTTGTCCTTTTTCCTTTTCGGTGTTGCTTTCAACTCCTACATCTTGGCGTTCAATCCACTGTTTAATATCTTCATCCCATATGGAAATGGTACAAAATAGATTTCCATTAATGAGATCATGTCGACGTTGCCACTTAACACCTGACTCGTCTAGGATATTCATATCTACACGGGCATCTTTGTAAAGAAGTAGCGTTGCGCCCTTTTCATTGATCGTACCAATACGTACATCAATCTCGTTGGCTTTGAGTAGTCTTAGTTCTTTCATTATTTAGATTTACCTTCCTTAATGATACTTGGTGGTGTTTGTAGTTGTGTGTAAGCAGATATATCGCCATAAATTTCTTTGTAGAGGGATCTGTATTTTTCTGCTAATTCCCATCGTCCTAATTCTGAGTTAAAAACAATTCTATGGATAAGTGACAGACGGTCGCTCTCAAAACGTTTTTGCTCGTGAGTCTGCTCTTCCATTACTTCGATTCCTTTACTTTTATGAAAATCTCGTTTAAGTCTTTTGATACTTCTTCTTCGGTGAATAGACCAGCATCAACGAGGGGTTGGGCTATTTCTTTAAATATCTGTTCAAAGCTTTTCATTGTTTAGATTCGTCCTCTATATATCCAGCTGGATCTTTAAGTTCTTTATTATCAAAAGCATCGTATAAATACTGCTCATCTGTTGTTAGTAATTTATAGGTCGCCTCGCCTAAATTTATATAAATATCCCATACAGGAACCTTGCTCATTATTGCCTCGGTACAATCGTGTAAGTTTGACCGTCTGTAGTTCCTAATGGAAACTCGCTATTAATAAATATAACCTTTATTTTCATCATAACCTTTCTTGTTAATCTAACTCTATAATACCATACCATAAGCGAAGATACAACTAGCTTATTGAATATTATTCCTATATTTGGTATAGTAAAAGTGCTTGAGGCAACATTTCTTAATATATAACCACCTATATATTTTCATTGATAATGCCTTTCTGGTCTCAAGTAAGACAAGATCCTTCGGGGTCTTTTTCTTTACTTTTATTCCGCTTGTGGTATTATCTAAACATAAAGGCTACCATAATCGCCTCTTGCACTTTACGCGGACTTAATACCTCCCTATTCATAACAAAAACTTAGAAGCACCACTCTACATAGAACTAGGTGCTTCTTTTATTAGGGTGTATAATAGAATAATCGCCGCGAAGCGTGTACCTGTCATCACACCGTTTAATGTGCGGGAAGTGATCGTATTATAACCCCTAATGATATAAGGGGTTATTTTATTTGGTACTTGAACGTTAGCGATATGCGGTGTATAGTAAGTATCAGCAGGTTATGCCTTCGTCAAAATAGCGTAGTCCTGCTACTAGTAACACCAGACTAGGGGACTTTTCTATTGTATTTATGCTCACACTCTTGTATATTTAGAGGTGACGAAGTGCATAGCTAACTCCCCGAAATGGGGAGTTTCTTTTTATAAACAATTAGTTGATCTGCAGGTCATTCCAAACGAACATACAATTCGGATTATTAACCTATGGTGAGGATTATTAGATGTTACAAAAAGCAGTAACCCTCGAATCGATTATCGAGTATCGAGAGACTAAAGAAGCAAATGAAATTAAACAATCGAGTATCGATAATCGAGTTAGGAAGCTTCACAGTGATTTATGTGAACGTTTAAAGGATGACAACTACGAACTAGGTCATACTTATAAGATAGCGAAGTTTAGCGACTTCGAAATATACAAGCTAGCTGATTGGTGTGCGCGCAAGGCAAATACACCTGGTAAAGCCTTTGTATCAATATTTGAAAAGAAATTAAGGAGTTTATAGTGAGAGAAATTAAGTTTAGAGCGTGGGACACAGAAAAGAATCTGATGTTCAAAAACGTATCAAGTATTCAACGTGATGGAATCGAAGTCATGCAGTTCACAGGTATCAAAGACAAGAACGATGTAGAGATTTATGAGGGCGATATTGTTAATGGTAGTTTTACAGGGTCATTGCCTAAACGTAATCAATCAATCACGGGAACGGTTTGTTTTGATCAAGGGGTATTTTTTCTAAATAATAATACAGGTATACAGGCATTAAGATTGTTTGATCAAGGTATTGAAGTGATCGGCAACATCTACGAAAACCCAGAACTTTTAGAGAAGTAGTATAATACTGTATATAAACTTAAGGAGATCAAAGTAACATGATTAAGCGAATATTATTGTCAATTCTAGTAGGTATCATTACGTTCTTAGCGGTATTACTTATTGGAGCACTCATTAGCATCTTCCCAGTGGTTGGTGGAATTGGCGCACTTATCCAAAGCCTAGCATGGTTGTTTGGACTTGTAGCAGGTGTATGGTTCTTTCTTACTGGTGAAAGGCTTTGGTCTTAGCGTAAAATAGGTACGGTGTTAAGTCACCTACCGCTGTGAAAGCAGGAGAGAAACAAAAGACCGCCCATATCAGGCGGTTTTCTCTTTTGCTTGTTCTCACAATAGTTCTTACCAACTAGCCACTTTTAACATAGTGGTCTTTTTAATTATACTCTGGCTATTTCCATTTCACCAGCTTCATGTCGCATATATAATTCAAAAGCAATCAATCCTAATTCAGATTGTACCTGAGCTTTGCGCTCCTCATTGAGGTAGTTGCCACGTATGGCAGCAGACAATTCTTTACCGCGTGTATCAAGTCGTTCTAAGCTCATCTCAATATAGTTCTCACTCATGCTACAAACTTCCTTTCACTCAACGCTTCTTGTAAGAATGGCTTTTGAAGGTCAATTGCATGTAGGGTTAATTCAGCCATAGATCGTTCTATTGGGTGTGTTTTAGGATGCTTAGTTCCTTTGTCTATACTTAGCTGGAGTAATTCAATATCACGCATAGTATTTCCTATAGGATCAAACGTGCGTGAGACGCGTTGTAACGCATGAAAACCCAAAACGGGTATACTTGGACATTCTCGATGTATTTCGTTGTGAGCGTCTCTCTCAATGCGTGGCACAAGGCTTGGTGTTCCACGTAGATATAGTGATTCTCCGCGTCGTGACCAATCTCCTTTTGTGTGCAAGATATGGTGATGATCTATCACGCTATTCTAATCCGTCCCACGCGGGCATATCTGCTGTGCCTAGAGACAAAAGAACACTGGCTCGACGAGCTAACTCGTCTGAAACCAGTGTTCTTGCTTGTACGTACTCACCACCACTTGTCTGAGATAAGATAGTCTCAAGTTCTTGGTTTGGTATAGTACGTATTAATTCCATAAACGAATAATACACCCGCATAAGCGGTTTATCAAGCTTATTTTAATTCTTCAGTTTCAACTACAAGTGAGGCACTGTTGCTACTACCTGTTGCTGATGAAATAACACTTGTTAATACTGATATTAGTGAAGCAAGCCCTACAGCGCTCCAGAAGCCCTCTGTTGTAAGAGAAAGTAAGTTAGCCCCGTCGATAGTTAATAAGGCTAGAGAAGTCTGTGCTGCGGTCTTAATGGCACGTTCAGCTGTGTCAATCCAAAATGTTTTAGTCGTAAGTGCGCTCATGTTATTTGTCCTTCCTTATAAATAATTCACCGACTGGAATAAAGTCCCCAGATCCTTGTTCGATTTGCTTCTTTAGGTCTGCGATCTCTTTTTGCGTAGCTTCTTTGTATTTAGGATAGTTGATACCTGTTTGTGCTGCATAGTTCTTTAGACCTTCTGTGACGTCTTTGTAAGAACCTTTGGCATTCCATGTATCATCAATCCACTTCTTTGATGGTTCACTCCCGTAAATGTCACGGTATGACCATGCTAACTCTTCTTTACTACCGAAATAATCTGGCATGTTGCCTCCTTTTAACCTTAGTGCGCCTAAATAACCTTGTGGAAAGAAATCATTTATTGAAACTTTGAGACTGCCGTTATAGTTCTGGTTTAGGATTTTACCCTTGTACCAGATACCATCGTGACCTTCTTTGCCTGTGAAGCTTCCAGGGTCATCTCCCCATACTGCAATGTCACCATCACGCTCTTGACCCTTTGGTATACGATCAAATAATGCTAATACTTTGGGATTAGTCCACCAGTCTACCGCATTGCCATAGACCTCACTTTTAACACCAAGAACAGCTTCCATGTATTGCCTACAGTAAGAGACACACTGACCTATAAATTTACCGCTGTTTGTCACCATGACAGGTGGCGGCGTTCCATACGAAACTCCAAGGGTTTGTGCTGCGAATGAATCTAAGTCAAGTCCTATAGCCATATAGCTCCTATCTACAAAGCAGTTTAATGCCTAGTAGGTTAATTGTGCAAGTTTCTGGAGGTTCGACAGGCGTTGACGTGGTTGGTTGCTGTGGTGTAGGAATTTGGGGTTCAGAGAATGGTGGGGTTATTACTTGAGGTATTGTCATGTTCATTGTATTCGCAACGGGAGTGTAGGGTTTTTGTTTAAGCTGTTCGTTTACTTCGTCTATTTTCTGATTAAGTATGCTCAATTGGTCTTCGACGTTCAATTTGGATATTTTGAAGTAATCAGACTCACCTTGTACGGGGATACACCTTACTCGTAGGAATACATCGTAACAGGCTTTAACGCGTAGCTTATATTCACCCGCTGGGATATTCACATTTACAGGAATCTTAATTGGAACAGATGTACGGCAACCAGCGCCTTGCAAGGTTTCATCTTCGGGACTTGAAGATAATTCAATAGGATTGACTAGTGTCGAGTCTTTAGGAACGAGGAACCTTCGTAGAGTACGATCAGTTCCTTTTTGTACATTTTGGCAGTATTCATTTGTGTATTCTAATATTCCTCCTACACTTGTGTCGCTTTTAACTTGAATATTCTTAAACTCAGCAACGTTAAAAGGGAAGAGATTAAAGAACAATACTGCAGTGACCGAGAATATAAACACTGCACCAATTACAGAGGTGATGTGCTTCGTTACAAATTCAGATATATTTCTTAGAATTTTCATTGTACAGTCCCCTTAATGGCTGGGTAAAGAGTAAAGACTCCCATTACTATTGCTATGAGAATACCAATTGCAAGAGCAAAGGCTATGATACCTCCGACCTTACCAAATACTGCATTTGTAGCTTTAACGCCGCCCTTATTAACAAGAACAGAGTCAATCTTTGCCTGGTCAATAGTTGGCTGAAATTCAGTTTTTAGGTCTTCTACGGCTGAAAGAATTTCTTTGCGTATATCTCTCATATCTCTATCGTGATCTTTTTGTGATACAAAGGCAAGCTTACCAATGCTGGTCTTAATCTCATCAAGCGCTGGAATAACAATAGAGTCCTGTGTCTGTGAGACAGAATTAACCTTATCTCTAAGGTCGCGGAAATCTTTATCGCTAATTGCCACTTGGACACTCCAGGCGATATTCAGAACACTTAACCAATAGATTCCATCCGCGTAAATTCGATAGCTTTGTCTCTATATCGTAAGTATCGGGGTTTACTTGAATCTCTTGAGTTGGTGCATTTTCACCATTAACGCCATCTTTACCAGGTGTACCCATGAGCGGGACTTCCTTAATGACAGTTTGTGTAGTAATAAAGCTAATAGAATTAATACCAGCCTTACCATTATCGCCATCACGGTAATCAATACCCTTAACAGGTGTGCGACCATCTTTTCCTATATATACGATAGGCTCTTTTGGAATAGACTGTATCTTGTTTTGTATAGACGCAATTGAATCATTAGTATGAATATTGTTAAGTAGTGATACAACATTTAAAAGAACAAGAAACCCTATAAGTGCTATAAGGATCTTGTTCTTCATTTCTAGTTGCCCCATTCAAAAAAGGCGGCAGGCATTGAAGGTGAGATTGTGTTAGTTGTGATGTTGAATACCAAGTTATTACCACTAAAACCTGTATGCGTACCTTCATAAACAATTGTTCCTGAAGTGTCTTTAATCCTAAAGAACTTAGTCGTATTTAAAGCCTCATTTGGAGCTGGGTAACTATTTTGATAAGCACCTGTACCGTATGAGTATCCTATAAAATCCTTGTATAAAGGACTCTTGAGCGTAACTCTACACCAAGTCATGCCAGTCATACTGACACCCATATTAATAGATTTTGAACCAGTACCAGATGGTAAACTTGCACTTCCGCCGTCAGATGCCATAATAATCTCCTTCTAATTAATTCTATACTGATGTGTACGTTATTTGCATACCAAGTGTACGCTTAGACCCAGAAGCAGTAAAAGCAGTGCCTGCCGCATCTCTGAAAAAGCTAAGTACACCCGAGTTGTTGCTCACGATTGCAACACCAATCATAGACGATCCATTGTCTACTACCTGGCTAGTTGTCTCCCATTGCATACCCGCCGTTACGTTGGCAGACGCAAACGGTAGCGTAACTGTGAATACGCCAGAGTTGCTGGTACCGTTAGTTGTGTGTGAAATGTAAAGAGTTACCTGGTTTCCAATTTTTGAGTAGTAATAAAGACCTGTAGGGTTCGCCGAGAATCCAGTGAGAGTCGGCACCCATGAAGTGAGTTGTCCAACACTTGTAAAGTCAATCTTAGCAGAAGTAATTGCTGCGTCTGCGATCTTTGCAGTTGTTACGTTTGCATTTAAGATCTTAGAGGTTGTAACTACGTCAGAACCTAATACAGCCGCGTTATCAACCGCACCAGCTTTTAGTGTTCCGTCTTGATCAAGAGATGTTAACACACCTTCCATAAGTGAATCAGCCCAGTTAGCAGTAGGTAGACAAACAACAATAGCACCAATAGGATAAATATCGTCTGAACCACCAGTAAGAACTAGCTGTGTAATGGTAGTACCTGAAACGATACCAGTCCAATCAGACTGTGAGCCAGGGATGATGTTATTACTTGTGTCCGTGTTATAAAGCTGGAAGTCTACAGGTGTGTCGGTAGCCCAACCGTTGAGTGCAGCGACAGTTATTGAAGAAGCAGCCAATGCTTTTTGGGCTGTTAGCGTTGTAGCTTCTGCTCGTGTACCGTTACTCGCTTTGTGGAACTTGTCTGTAATGAGAACCATGGTTTATCCTTTTATGTCTTAATTATAAATATATAGTGCTGGTTATGCTAACCGTCTGAATCGAGAAGCCCAATTTTGACGTACTCTACGATTATGTCTGATAATTGGTATGCTGTATTCGCTTCAACAGAGTCAACCGAGAAAGTTACCCAGTTCATATCTTCTTCAATTTCAATAGCGATCTTCTCGCGTGAGTTTCCGTATGAAATCGGAACCTCTAAAGTAGTAGACCAAGGCAAGACAGACCAAGCAGCTTCACCCCAGCCAACAGCTGTAGAAACACTTGAGAAGGAGTCAGTACCCACTGTGGCGAGTGACGAATCTTCAGTCTTACCTGATACTGCGACGTTAATTGTTCCCCTTGGGCGAAGGAATACAAATGTCACACGCGTCACAGTTGCCCATTCTTCACCGTCTTCTGAGAACCGAAGCTGACCAGAGGTAATGTTAGTAGGAAAAGCTAGCCCGTTATCCATAGTCGCTTGCGAATCTGTTAGCTCAAAGATCATGTTGTCTTTCAAGATCAAGTGATGTGTACTACCTGAGTTGTCTTCATATAAGCTCATCCAATCAGCTGAGATATTAAACGGAAGCATCCATGCACCGTCACGATCAAGGTCAAGTACCCAAATCTGGTTGTTGTTTGTAGCACCTACAGGTAGCGCCCAATAGATACGACCGTCATAGGCTAGTCCTACACAGTTATCCATTGCGAGGATATTTAGGTTTACAACGTCAGGTTGGATAGTCTCTGAGACGGTATTAGTAGAAAGAATATTTTGTAGTTGTGGACGGGTACCTGTAGTCTTAAAACCGCCACGTGATGGATACCACAGGGAGTCACGGTAAGAAACCACTCCGTCGGGTGAGTCTGTACCGTCTTGTCCGTTGTCTTCTTTCACGTCGAAGTAAGGGATAATCTCATCACCAACCGTCACTGTAGCAGGGGTCATTGTGTAGCGTTTACCGTTACCGTTTGTACCCTTACAGATAACCATAGGGGTAGACTGACCTTGACCTGTACGGAAAGACTTTACAACAACAGGAAACTCTTTCGTTCCTTTTCCAATTTCAACCCAGCCACCACCACCGTAAGGAGAGAAGTCCAGGGCTGAGGTTCCTGTACCTCCATAGCGGACATAGCGGGGATTATCTGCGTCACCAGTGAGGAACACTTGTGCACCTTGGCTTGCTGTAATGACTGTAGCCCTAGTAACTTTTGGTCCTTCTGTTGTGTCTGCTACTGGAGCTGTACGTGTAATGTCTTTAGATGCTGTGCCGTCATCTTTATAGGTTAGTCCTGTAATAGCTGAGGCGATAAGGAATTGTGCATCTGCAGTCTCACCCATGTATAAGTTATAGCTTTGTGCACCAGCAACGGCAGACCAGTTTATTGTTAGGAAGTTTGTTGTAGTGTCCCATGCACCACGTACTAAAGATACCTGCTGTGAGTCAGTTGGAGCGGCTGCGGTTTCACCAACTGTAGAGTTTGCTGTAATTGTGTAGTAATACGTATAAGTTGTACCAGAAAGACCCGTAGGAGTGATTACAGGCGCTGTAGGGGTCGTTAAAGCAACAAATGGAACAACTGTCTGAGTTGGGATATTGAAGTAACTGAGAGAGTCTACGCCGTTCATCACAAGAACCTTGTCGTCTATTTGAACGAAGTGACCAGAAGCTGTATTGTCGTAGGTCTTTCCGTCGACAACGATCCAAGCACCACCGTCTTTAGAAATCGTAACTTTTGTAACTCCTGCAATATTCTGTAAAGTAATAAGCCACTTATCTAAAGTGACTGAGTTAAGAAATTCTCCGACCTCTCCCAGTATTGTACCGAGTGGAGCTTGACCATATGGAACAAGTGAAGGACGAGGTCCAATAGTACCGTCTTGGTATACAAGGACGTTTGTAGCACCAACAAGACCTTTTTGAGGTGTACGACCAACATCAAGCGTAGAATTATACCCTTCAATCCAAGAGCGGATAGAGAGTCTCTCTATTTTGGGTGCCCTAATCGCTGCGGGTATAAATGCCATTAGCTACTGTATCCCCAGTCAGCATCAAACGTTTCACCAATAACACTAGGATAAAGTTCAACAGTATTCACTTGTCCGTTGTTCTTTTCCTTCATCTTTAGCATGAGGTTGTTAGCTTTTTGTACAAGTGCGGGGTATTGTCCAAGTTTCGTCACGGTGTTACGGACACGTTCTGCTGCGGTCATGTAGACAAGCCAGTTAGGGTCATCGACGAGAATATCTTGTGTTGGGCTGACAAGGGGATCAAGTTTCATTGTTACGGGTACGATAACTTCACCATCGTAGTAGCTATCTGTTGGGACAAAGGTGTGAGCAAAGATTAACTCATCGTCTATCACAGTACAGATTGTATCGCTATGGTAACGGCGAAACTCATCAGGTGAAACAAGTGAGTAGTATGCAACTGATCGTGGGTCAGAAGTACTTTGGATAGTAATGTAGTCACCCTCACGTTTTGAAAACTCATAGATGTCTTCATCTAAAGAGACTCGATCCGAGGTAATAGAACCTAGTGATAATTTTTGGTAACGGCTGTTCCACTGAATATCAGGCTCAGAAAGCCAGTCATCTTGTAACATATTAGCAATAGCAAGGAATTGTGTGTAGCGAGGTGAAGTAGTGGCAAGTGTTGTTGCTTTACCATTTGCGGCTAGGTTTGCTTTGGCGATTAATTGGGTAACGTTCATGAGTTATTTTCCTGTCTTAATTATAGAGTTGTGCATATGGTTAAGCTATGCTCTTAGCTTTAATACCCGAACCTGCTGACGAAAGAAGCTTACGGATAGCAGCTGTAGACTGAGTACGCTTGAACCCACCAGACTTGGGGGCTTTGAAGCCAATTTTTCGTGTGCCGCTTGATTTCTTAGCGGTCTTTTTTGTACTCGTTGTTTTAGCTGTGTCAGTTTTCTTTTTAGTTGGTGAGGTTGAAGCTACGTTATCAGAAGGAATCCACAGAGTAGGATCAATAGTTCCACCAGCGTACTTTTCTTGTCGCTTCGTGTACGTTACTTTACCCGCTAGATCCGTTTTCTGTAGCTTTTCTAAGTATTGTTTCTTAGCAATAGCGCTAATATCTGTCTGAGCATTTGCAAGTGTTTCTTTCTTTTCTTCATCAGAAAGTGCCTTGTATTCTTCAGAGTTGATAATATTCTTCCATATAAGCTGAGTCTCTTGTCCTATGCCGTCGTTATATTCCTTTTGTTGGTCAGGTGTGAGGTCGACTGTTTCTCCACCAGCTTTAATAGTCTTGTCTGTGAGAGGGTAAATGAATTGATCCGCGTCTTTTAATCGCTTCAATTCATCTGTAAGATTATTCTCTATAGCATTTGAAGGTCGTAGAGGGTCTACAAGACGACCAATAGGAGAGTCGTTGGCTTGTTTCAACTCATTACCGAAAGCGTCTGATTTCGCGTTCAGCGTTGTTCTAGCACCAGGTATACGGCTAAGTATGGCTTCGCCTGGGTTGTTTGCTTGGCGTTGCGTTTCGTCTGTAGCATTTCCAATGTCATTTAACAGTGTAGGTATAACTGAACCAGCCTGTGACTTCACAAAGTTTGCTGCGTATCGTTGTGGGTCTTGAATAGCGTCTAGTGCACCTGAGATACCAGAAAGGAATGATTGCTCCAGTGTTCCTGTTGCGAGTTGTGTAGCCCCTGCTACTGTTGAATCAAATCCATTTGCTCCTTCTTTGGCTGCGTCAGTAATTGCTTTACCAACGTTAAATAGTGCACCAACAGGACCTGCATAGTTAAGGGAATAGTATTTATCTCCAACACGTATTGCATTAGGGATAATACCCTCTGCTTTCCAGCGAGCCGCTTCTTTTGGATCATTAGGATAATTACCAGTAAGTAAATCATTATTAGCAAGTACAGCACCTAAGTAGATAAGCCCTGTTCCTGTACCAGCTTCTGAGATAGCCTGTACTAGTTTTGCCTGGTTAAGTTGTTTCTTACCTGCTTGTAGGGCTACCTCTTTAACTGCTCCAATAGGCGTAAAGTCAATAACACGAGACAAGAATGCTGACGGTACCTTAGTAAACGGTGCAAGTATACCGAGAGTTAATTTAGCACTACCTCTAACAATAGGGTTTTCAAGTCGTTCAATAGACTGACGGACACCATTAACACCATTAGAGAGCAACGTATCATTGGCAAGAACAGATTGGTTTGCTACCTCTGTAGCATATTGTGTCGCTTCGTCAGTTGGATTCTTGAGTCCGTTCTCTACATAGTCATCAAACGCTTTACCTTTAAGTTTAAGGTTCTTAGCTTCAACAATCGTAGCTTCAGCGATGGAGTTTTTAAACTGTGAGTAGTAGAACGGTCGGTCGGCTGCACCCATGACACGGAATACACCGTTCACATAGGTTTTAAGGGCTTTATTTTTAAAGTTAATCTCACGATCAATATACTTCCCATCAGCGGTAAATGCGCGTTCATCTACACCAGTGCGGAGGTACTTAGCTGCTTTAGATAGTCCTTGTGCGGTACCTTCCCAGTTACCACGCCCTGTGAGAACTGCACTACGCTTCTTTGTGAAGAGTGATGCGACCATGTCAGCTGCTACCGCACCAGGGCGAGATACTTCACGTAGTCCTCTGAATAGAGCGTTAGATAATGCACCACCTGTAGTAGTACGAATACCTGTAAGTAGTCCAGCTTTCCATGTTCCAACAATTTTATCTACTAACTCGGTAGGGATAAGACTATTGACCTCACGCTGTACTTCGGCAATGATTTGGCTTTTAGCTTCGTCCTTCTGAACCTTAGATAGATCTGGAGTAGAGTCTACCTCATCAATACGACTTGCTAGTCCTTGTATCTTTTGACGTTGTTCAGGGTTTAGTTTTACATCAGCTTGTTTTAATTGACGTTGTGCATCAAACAACAAGCCTTGTGCGGTACGACGATTAATAAGTTTTGCTGCTTGAACTGTTTGCCCCGCCTTAGTAAGTGAGCTAGAAAGCTTGTCATAAATTTCAGTAGCAAGACGCAAACTCGCTTCATCACCACGTAGGTCTAGTGCTGTAGCTGTAGCGAGTCCATCCGCAATATCCTTTGAACTTGCAGTAGGTGAGTCTAGGCGTGAGAGAACGTCTGTAGAAGCTTCGTCAACCCCCTTATCCTTTAGATAGACGATAGAATCCTCAAGTGAACCCTGGTTAGTTACTGGGTCATATTCAGGGGCAGATTCACGTACTCTTTGCGCGAGGTCATCAGAAAGATTACCACTATTTGGTGCTGTTTGAGATGCAAACTTAGTCTGACGGGTAGGTGCAGGTATTGCTTGAACCTGCGGGATAATTTCAGTTTCATCTACACGAGGTGTAATAGGGAATTCTGGTTCATTACCTGGTAGTTTGATATAGCCACCTTCACGTTCTGCGCGACTTGGCATATCAAAGTTTCTTAAATCAGGATTTAAGATACGTTTTTCGTTAAAATCATAGTTTTGTATTGATGTCCATTTACCGTCAGGTGTTTTAATCTCAATGTCTCGCGCCCCAATAGGGCTGTTCGATATGTAGTCCTGGTCCTTCCCACGACCAACCCTTGCATTATCAGCAATTGTTGTTGGAGTCTTTTTGACCCTTAATAGATAGCTTCCTGCCATTCCTTTTCGATCAGCAAAACTTTGGGCTGTGTCTTCTGATTTACTTAGGAAAATACGGGCTGCATCGCTATTTGGATCTACTTTCCCAAGATTGGCTTTACCACCCATTAAACCTTCTTGTTGAATGCGTCGTGCTGCACCTTCTGATGTTCCATGATACAGAACGTCTGGTTTATTAAAGTTTGGTAAACCTAAATACCCACCTTGCCCAATCTCGCGTTCAACACTCTTTTGTGTATTGAGACGCTCAACTCGGTTCATAGCCATAGCTTTAGAAACCTCTCGACGAGCGACAGGATCAGCAATGGTATCGAATTGTTGTGCTAGTTGTGAGTACTGATCATCGAAACCTGTCACACGAGGGTCTTTAGAAGCGATCACTGACGGACGAGCTTCGTTTACTGTATTGACTACAGCTTTAGGTGTCTTACTTGCACCACGAACAATAGCACCCGTGAGAGGTGCTGCAATATCTAATGCTCCAGCTGTTAAGCCTGAAAGTGCTGCGCCCTTAGCACCAGCGGATAACGATTCCCCTAGATCGCCTGTTTGACCGAATGTTTGTAGTCCAGCTTGTGAACCACCAGTAGCTCCGAATAATCCAGCATCTGCAACACCACGTTTAAGTATTTCCTTTACAGGTGCACCCTTAGCTAGGTTGAGTGGATTGGCGAACATCGTAACACCGTTAGCTACTTCTAACCCTTTACCTAAAACAGCGGCGACATCTTGTGCATTACCGCGTCCTGTGGCGATACGTGTTGCATTTTCATCTACATCAGATGTACCAACGATAGCTTTACCTTCGATGTCTTTACCAGTTTGTAATAGCTTACGTAGGCTATCTGTATTAGCTAGTTGTTGATTAGATTGTTTAAGCTTCTGTTCGTTATTTTTAAAAGGGTTCGATAGTGCACCCGCACTCCCTAGTAATGCTCCACCTTGTAGTGCTACGTCTGCGATTGCTCCACCTGTTTGCTGGAATCCAGCGCCCAATGTCTTACCCAAGTCTCCTAGATTCTTACCGAGTCTTGAGAAGGTATCATCTCGTATAATCTTCTGAGAAGTCTTATCGCCAGCTATAGCTAGTTCTCTACGAAGATTCGATCCATTAGCACCCGTGGCTTGGGTATACTGTTCAATGGTAATTTTCTTACCGTTATCATCAAAGAAGTCAAACCCCTTATCGGAACGTTGAACTTTTTTAGCCACTATGGATTACTCCTATCGTCGTCTTAGTAGTTGATCGAAGTCTAATAGACCTGGTCGTTGTCGTGGCTGTGCGCCAGCTTGTGAGTACCCAAAGTTTGCAGGGTCTATTGCTTGCGGACCCGCAATGTAGGGACTATTGAAATTGCCTTGGTCAAAATTACGCTCGTAATTCAATGCAGCGTTTTGGTATCCAGGTGTAATTCTGTTAAAGTCGCGAGTAATTTCAGGCTGCACTTGATACTGAACTGGGACATCTGCAGGCTTCATTGATAGTTTTTGCTTTGGTTGCTCTTGTTGAATACCAAGAAGTTTACGTAGGTTAGCTAAAATATCCATTAGAATAGTATCCTTTTCTTTCGATCTTCTAGGTTAAGTAAGTTTGCGTATTGTCCAGCTTGAGCTTGTGCGGGGTTTTGTCCCTGTCCAACTGCGATACCGCTTGTGTTGTATGCGTCAAGTGTTGGAGCGGTGAAGTTTACATTACGGGCTGAAATTGCTGGGTTTGCACCAAGTTGGTCAATCTGTGAAAGAAGTGAGCTAACACGGTCGTTGTATGGTGTAAGTGCTCCACGAGCCTGTGCATAGTTCTGACCTTGCGCTTGTGCACGTTGAAGGGCGATACCAGAGAGGCTTTCATTAAGCTGTGCTTCTGTATTAAGCAGACCAGAGTTAAGTGTATTCTCTTGCATAGTACGTTGACGAGTAAGATCTTCTTGTGCTGAACCAAAGGCTTTCTTTCGGTCATCATCGGCAATATCAATGTTCTGTAGGTTGCGTCCGAATGTAGTTTGAATTGCACCTTGTTGTTGATTACCTTGTCGAGCTACAGCAAGAGGGGCAGCAAATTGAGCTGCACTAGATGAGTTACCAAGTAGACGACGAAGTCCTTGTGCTTGACGTGAAACTGTTTGGTCTACGTTTGCACGAGCAGTTACGTTGTCATCTACTGTGCGTTGGCGGGTAAGTCCTGCATCTCGCTCTGCCTGTGCGTTGCTACCTAAGAGGGTATCGTATGCGCTTTGGTAAGCACCTTGAATGTTTCCTAGTCCAATACCGCGTTGTGCATTAAGACGGGCAATAGCTTGTCGTGCTTGCGCTTCTTGGTCGTTGTAGTACTGAATTGCAGCTGGATCGTATGAACTACCTCCACCGCCTGCACTAACGACTGTCTTTCCGTCGATTACAGTACCATTAACTACACCAGGTGCACGTTCAAGTGGTGAATAGCCTGATACTAAATTAGGAGCAGGTGCACCTATTTGTCCTGGTGCACCAAGACCTTCGTTCGCTTGACGACCACTTGCAAAAGTTTTGCCGCCACCAATAGATTCTGATAGACCAAACTCGAATGGGTTTGCGTTACCAGTAGCGCGTGAATATAAATTTCCTGCTGCTCCTAGTGGGTTCACTGTTGCAGCGAAGTCTACTAGATTTCCTAAAAAGTTAGCCATGTAATAAATTCCTTGTAATAAAATAAGTTGTATTTTATCGTCCAGGTAATCCTTAGAGCGACTACTCAGTAGATATAGTCTCGATATATAAAGTATATCTCTGTAGTGTTGGTTACGCTAATTAATCGTAGGTGGGATTATTTCAAGCGGTCTTTCGATTTGAAACGCCCGTTCAGCTTTTTCAACGTGAACTGTGACTGTCTTAGGCGAAAGTAGCGCATATAGAATAAGCCCAGTTACTATAATTTGTATAGTAATAAATACGATCAAGAACTTCTTATTAACGATAAACTCTTTATCAGTAGCCATTAGACTGAAATACCCCAGAATCCCGCCTTTACAGTAACCCCGTTAGGAATTGCCGTGTTGGTAGTAGAACCAAGAACGTTAATCGTAGTCAGGATTGTAATACCTGTAAAAGTCTGCTTAGCGAATGACTGCGATATTGACTTCAGGTCTCCTGCAACAGTTACGGAACCAGGAAGGTATATACCAGTGGAGTCACGATAGTTTGGCTGGAATGAATCACCAGATATGTAAGAACATAAAGCTGTACCTGTAGATAAATGGTCAGAGGTTGCATAAAATGTAGCACTCCCTCCTGATGTAGTGACCGAGTCGGTGAATACGATTATATCTCCCGTAAGAGGCGTACCATTTTTAAATGTTCCATTCTCACAGTACCTAGTTATTGGCTTTGCATTTATAAGCGAGAGAAGTGCCTGGTCACCTTTGTATACCTGGCTCTCAGACGCTACTTTAGTTGGGTCGTCGACCATAGGCATAACATTTGTAATCATGTCCCATGTTACTGCATTACTTGGTGTGTTTGCTGGTGTTATATCTGGCATTGTGTCTCCTAAGCTACTTCATATGTTATTTGCATACCAATAGTACGTTTGTTGCCACTTGTAGCAAAGCCCGAACCACCAGCATCTGCAGTAATATTTAAAACTGTTCCTGCAGATGCTATAAACGCTTGCCCGAAACCAGATGCACCGTTATTAACTACCTGGGCTGGTACAACCCACTGAGCGTTAGTTAGTGTTAATGCTGTAACAGGTAGACTAATTGTAAACGTTGCAGAGTTGCTTGTGCCGTTAGTATATTGGTTAATGAAGAGCGTTACGAATTTACCGACCTTTGTATATTGGTAGATACCACTCGGGTTAGCAGAGAAGCCAACAATAGTAGGACTCCATGAAATACTTGCACCACCAAGACCTCCAGCTGTCGTAGAGAAGGCAGGCAGAGCTGCAGTCCCAGCTAGTACTCCTGCAAGCTGAATCTTTCCCTTTGTGAGTGTTGTTGCGTCTGGTGTTGGGCTGTTGATTGTTGGCATGATTTCTCCTAGATTACCGTTTCTGTGACCCTAGCATTTCCTACTGCGGTATTCCAAATCCCTGTTACAATCCCAGCATATTCAGCACCTGTAATGGTAGTAGTTCCAAGTGAAGGCAATAAGATAGTGAATGATGTTGTCGAAGCGGTTGCTCCGTATGCTAGGTAAACATCAGAAGCTGAATCGTTATAAATAATAAGTGATCGACGGGCTGAGTTTGCTGCTCGAATTGTAACGCTTGTTACTGATCCAGCTACGTTAGCCAAAGTCGGAGTATTTGAAGGTGCATCACGTGTAAACAGGGAACCGTTAATATCTACTGCTTGCCCGCTGTAATCACCCGTAGCACTCGTAAGAGCCGTTGCTGCGTTGTCGTTGCGGATTCCTAATGCAAGTACACCTGTATCACCAGAGGCATGTACAGCATCCTCAGCCTTACCTAAAGAGGTAGCTCCTACTCCAGGAACAAGTGAGGTGATCGTTGTTGATCCTACTGTAGCTGTGACTGAACCAGAGACGGCTTGTGTTGCGACAGGTAGTGCAATGAACTGAGTTGAGGGGTGGATAACAATTGCACCTGAACCTGATGTAAAGGCGGTAGAACGAACACGGAATTGCGATTGTCCAAGAAGTGGGCTTACTGTCCACACTACCGTGGTGTTTGATGGAATGACACCTGTTGCTCCTGCTATCGTTAGTGCATTGGTAGACTGGTTTATACCTTGTACAGGGAAGAAGGTTGTACCACCATCTGCAGATGCTTCAAAGATCATGTTAATACCAGCGTGCGTACCTGAGATCTGTACTGTCGCTGAACCTACCCCTGTTAAATCTGTTGCTGTAATACTCGTTGACGAAGTAGTGATATTCCCCGTTGTATTAGCTTGAGGTGCAGCGTTGATAACTGGAACAACATCTGTACCGTTAATAGTTTGTTTAACAATTTGATCGTACGCCATCTAGAAGACCCTCCAGTTAGCAGTATCGCTATAGAATTTACGTGATGAATTAGGACTGATTAACATAGATAGATTTCCGTTTATAGTTTGTGATGATGTCGTATTTACAGTAATATTCGTTGCACCAGAGTTTGTCACCTCGTAGGCATTTGTGTTACCTACGGCAGTCGGAAGGGTAAGAGTTGCTCCAGCGCTTACGATATATACGTAATCCACCAAAGCCGTAGAACCAGCGTTTGTATTGGTAGAAATACTAGATATAGATCGTGTAATACCCGCAGAACCACCACCTCCTGCGTAGTTAGGGATATTAAGAGTGCTACCTATTAAAGTCGAGGCTCCGCTTGTACCGACAGTTGTAAGTGTAATTGGTGTTTGATAGTCTATTCCCGCAATGGCAATAGATAGTGCACCTGTGCCCCCTGAAGTTCTTACTAACCCATTAGAGGTTAAGTTAGATAACGTGCTAATGTTCTGACTTGTATTGACCGTAATAGTATTCGTAGATCGCGTAAGACCCGTCGAGAATGTGAGTGCAGATTCTTTACCCGCCAGATCAGTTACTAAGTTTGTAACCTGGGATTCTGCTATCTGAATAGCAACTGATGAAGCAGCGGTAGTAAGCCCTTTAGCATTCACTGTTTGAACATTGACACTTGAGGCAGAACCAAACGTACCTACGTTGGAGTTTACTGTAGCAAGCACCGTTGCGTTTGTATTGTTTGCTGATCCGTTAAATGTTGAACCCGCAGTTGTTACATCGCCTGTAAGCGTCCCAATTGTTCGGGCTGTCGTGAGAGTAGCCGCTGAACCTGTAGTGCTCTGGTTAAATGTTGGGAATGTGTTTGTTCCACTTGTAAGGTTCTTGTTCGTAAGAGATACGGCAGCTGCGTTCTTTGTTGCGTCTGAGGTGTTGTCAACGTTAGCCAGTCCCACTGCTGTCTTATCAAGTGTTTGCCATGACTTGTCTCCACGCCAGTACTGTGAGGTTGTACCAGCAGCAATTGTTGGCTCTTTAGTTGCAAGCCCTGATGTAAGCGCTGAAGTAGTGGCATAGCTAGATAAGTCCTGATCGCCTGTGTTAGTACCTGTAGATGTGCCTGAGCCTGTAGGAGCGCCCACGTTAGCAGCAGTAAGGACGACAACGCCAGTTTGTCCATTTACAGACGTTACTGCTCCTGCGCTGCCTCCTGAAGCGTTTACAACGTATGGGTCAGCTAATGTTCCTGAACCGTCGAAGGTTACATTTGTTCCAGGTTCAATAAGGTTTGTTACTTGATTAGGTCCTGCTGGACCAACTGCATCAACGTCCACGCTAATAATAACGTCAGGCGCTAGTGTAATTGGTACAGATATAGGAGCAGCCAACTGAATGTCTACGTTTAGAGCTTCGTCTATGTTTACGTCAACGTCAATCGGCTGCATTATATATCCTTTGTTACGTCAGAGACGAACTCGATCTCTTGTTTTTTCGTGCTTGAAACTAATCCGCCAGGTGAGACAGCTTGAATGTCATATACATATTGTCCAGGAGTCACACGAGTGTCTGTGTTTGAAAGAGCAATCGTTGCAACTGATCCTAGAATAGTAACGCCATTACTTGTATCTTTTGAGATTACTGCATCAATATCATTATCAGGTGTCAAACCCTCACTACTTTTTACAGTAAAGAAGATGTCGTACCCTGTAATATCCATTGGAAAGGTAACAATGAGACTTCGATCGTCTCCACAAATGAGTGCATTTTTCTTTGTTAGCTTTACAGCCATTATATCTCCTTAATATTTGGAGGGGCACCCCACTGCCCCGTATGAACTATTTAGCTACTTTACTAGCTTTGACAGGAGCTGTTGAAGCTTCTTCTACTGCACCATCGTTGAATCCGTCAGAGACAGGACCGCTGAATGATTCAGGTGATCCAGAAACTTCGATACCGCCAGTGTTGGCTTTCTTTGCTTCTGCATCGTTAGGTGTCACAGCTTGCAAGACTGGTTCGATTTTTAGATCGTTCTCAGTAATGTTGTTGTTCTGTGCTGCAAGACGAGCTTTTGTAAGTCGTTCTGCATCTTCTTTGATGTCTGCATATGGTTCTTGTGTATCAGCCATGTGAGATTCTCCTTTTATTATCGTTATTAAACTGTAGTGTGCTTAGCAATCGCGTCAGCCTTAGCTGTAAGAACGAATGCATCGTATACTACACGACCTTCTACGAGCCAACCGTTGATACCAGGGGCATCTACGTGTGTCTTGTAGCTTTCAAGCACCATTGGGCTTACCATCGCTACTGGGTGAGTGATGATTAGGTCGGTGTTAGCAGGCATGTATGAGCTAGGTACAACTTGGATAGTAGTACCGTCAACTGTTCCGTAGTTACCTGAGTGGCGTGAACCAGCGAAATCTTCAGAATCAAGGATGAAGTTACTTTGCTTCAATAGTGCGTAGTAGTTCGCAGTCATGAAAGCAATACGTCCTGTTAGTGGAACCTTCTTGTCAGTGATTGTAGTCTGAACTGCAAGGAAGTTTGAGTAAGCGTTAGCTGATGTTGTAGCACCTGCTGTAACACCTACTGAGGCAGCTGTACCAAGAGCTGCAAGACGGTAAACGTCGATCTCTGGGGTAATAACTTCGTCCAATTGTCGGGCGAGGAACTTACCAGCTTCTGTAACACCCATTGATTCATCACGGTTACGGCGGTCAATAGACTTCGTAAACGCACGGTCACGGGCGAGGGTTAGTGTTTGGATTGTTGTGTCAACTTCTGTAACTGTACCGTATCGGTTTTGTCCTGAACGAGTGTATGTACCCATTGCAGCTGTTGCTACTGAGTATACGCTCACGGCGTTAACGCCAGTCCAGTCGTAGTCGTTGTTTACAGCTTTGTCGGTGAGGCTTTTTAGTTTAAAGCGTTCAACAACTTTAGCGCTGTACTTAGATGCTAAGTTTTGAGCCATTAGTGTGTATCCTTAGGTTATGTCGCCTACTTGATCGAGTCGAAACCTTCTTCAAAGCTATCTTTCTTTGGAGCGTGAGTCTTGGCGGTTGACACTGGATTTTCAGCAGTGGCAAACTGTTTCTCTACGTTCTTTCGGGCTGATACTTCGCCTCGGGTTTGAGACTTCTTCTGAGTATTGGCAACGAATTTATAAAAGTTGTAAGGCAATACTTTCACATCGACTATATGTCCCGTGTTTGGGTCTTCTCTAATACCAGCGATTTCCTGATAAGTCTTGGCAGTTTCTTCTGCTAATTCCTTATCGTAGTCACTACTTTCAGGGTCAAACTGTGGGAAGTCTGAGAATATTTGCAAGGATTCAGTGTTTACTGCGTTTGTCATCTCTGTTACTTGAGCTGTGTAGTCACGAATGGCTAACTCTTGTTTCAGGGATTCAAACTTAGCGTCTGATTCACTCATGCCTTGTTCTACGAGTTGGTCAGTTGAAGCTGGCTTATAGTACTGTGAGGTAACTTGTTCGACTTCACGTCGGGTCTTATCTCTGGTTGCTACAAGCTCTCGTATCTCTTGGTTGAGCTGCTGCTTGCGATTCTCTGCGCTGTTCTTTGCCTTGGGCTTCTCTTCTGTTTCATCTGTCGATTCTTCCTCTGCCTCTGTGTCCCCACTAGCTTCGGTGTCTTCGGCTTCTGTTTCTTGGTCAGCCTCTACAGTTTCTTTTTTCTCAGGGGTTGATGATTCCTCTGCGGTAGTGTCCTGTGTCTCTACCTCTGGTGACTTATCCTCTTCGGATTTAAAGTCGTTTACATCTAGTGCGAAACCGTCATCTTCTGGCATGTTTCAAGTCCTCCGTTATGTTTTACGTTCGTAGCGTGAACGATTCGAGAGTTGGATAGGCTCTAAGCCAGCGACGAGTGGGGTCGTCACCAGCTTACAAACTACCTAGACTCGTACAGCTCCTTTAACCCCTTTAGCCATTCGATATGACTAACAAGGAGCGCTTGGTACTTCTTATTAGCTTCACTCAGGATCTGCACTTGAACTGCTGGCATAGCGCTATCAATTCCTAGACATTTTAATGAGTCAGTCTCTGTAAGCTTCTGCTCTGTTGCTTCGATGAGGTCTTCGATAATAGGGTAGCTCTGGGCTGCCTTTGCTTGTTCAAGTTGGTCTTCTTCGATACGTTCCTCAGGTAGTTCCGTAGGGTTGAAGCTTTGTCCGTCGTTTGGTAGTAGATCTTCCATTACATTTCACTCCTATCTGCTTGACCAATAATCTCTGCTACTTCTTCAATAGGTACCTCTTCGCGTAGCATGACAATCGCCTGTGCGATGATCTCGTTATCAAAGCCACGTTCTTGTAGTCCTTGTACCAGTTGGATCTCTTCTTCGTCTAAACCAACAAGGTCCTGTTCGTCAATCACACCATCAGCGAGTGGGTCTGGTAGTTCTTCTAGTTGCTCCATAGGTAATTCAGGTGCTACGGCTTGTTCTAAGCCCTCCTGTGGTGCTTCTAGTAGTTCAGGCGGCAATTGTTCCATGCCTGGTTCCATTGGGAGTACTTCGCCCTCTTGAATCATTGAAGGATCAATAGGCAGCTCAGCTGGAAGTTGTGGTTGCATTGCTTGTTGCTGCGCCTGTTGTTCAGCTATAGCTTGTGCTTCTTCTTGGTCTGCCTTGAACTGTTCGAGGTCAATCGCTAGTTTCTCTTGGTCTTCTACGCCAGTGAGGGATGCAAAGCGGTTGTATAGCTCGATCGCCTTGTCTGGGTATTGTTGCAAGAGTCCTGAAAGGATTGGTGAACCTTCAATACGTTGGAGGAGTGAGTCAAGTGATTCAAGCTGCGCCTGGGTACTTGCCTTGTCAGAAGTAGAAGCGTCTACTGTGAACTTGAGGCTATCCTTGTAAGAGTCATAGTCGATCACGTACTTGTCATCTTCAGTTACGAGTTTTTCATCAATCTCACGGATCTTATCTGCCGTGTCTTTATCGAGTTGCAGTTCTTCTTTACCGTGCTTGTTGGCAAATTCAATGTTAAGCATAGACTCACATACATCACCGAACCATGCCTCAAACTGTTTACGCATGTAGTTGTCTGAGATACCGAGTTTAAGGTTCTGAGACTGGACACCAGCACTCGTCTTAGAGAAGCCAGGGTTTCCTACCTCAGCGCTAATAGACGTGTCGCCGTTGTTGTTAAGAGCGATTATCTGTGACTTGAATAGCCCGTAGTCTGTAGGGAAGTTATTAAGAGCAGTTGTGTCTAGCTTTACAGGACTGAATGAGTTGTTAGAGTCTGAGCCAAGGTCAATAAGAGCGTTAGGTTGGAGCTTAGCCTGTGTCTTGTTCCATGTACCAGTCTTCACCATAGGCGGTGCAAGCTGTAGTGCGCGCATGTACTGGTAAGATTGGAGCATTGAGTCGATGACGTTTTGTGTACCACCTGAAAGTTCTACGACACCGCGACCAATAGGGTTCTCGAAGTCGATGTTAGCGTAGAGCCACTGAATAGGCATGACACCACGAGGGTCTTCGTTCTCAAACTCACCGACGATTCCGTCTTCACCAGTGCCAAGATCAGGAGAGTATACAAAGAATTTAGCCTTGATACCAGACTGGAATCCTGTAACTAGTTCAATCGCTTCAACAGCACGGTTACGTTCTTTCTCACCAGATGATTGAGCTTCTTGCTCTTTCTTTTTAATCTGATCTTTAAGGTCTTCAAGCTTCTTAACGTTCCACTTGCCACCTTCTTTGCCTTTGTGCTTCTCGATAAGTGCGTCAATATCTGAAGGCTGATACCAAGAACGCACGAAGAATATGTTACAGTCTGCGAAGGTTAGTTTGCCACGTTCAAAGAATGAGTCCTTGATATAGAACAGTTTGAAGTCTGCCCCTGTGTAGTCGTTGTGCTTACCGAAGAAAGTCATTGACCCGTAAGAACCAAAGGTCAAAGCCTTAGACATGATACCCCAAGACTTCTGCAAGACGTCAGCCTGTGAGATAGCGTTAGGGATGATACGTTGTGTCAGTACGAAATTGGTGACGATAGACTTAATCTGATCGCCATTAGCCATGACCTTACCTGTAGGGATTTGCTGGATGGTACGTTTTGGTTGTTCTTGAATAATTGCTGCGAGTGTGCCGTCTGTATTCTTAGGGTACGCGGCGTTAATGCCTGGGTGTGGTCGGTTACGTGCAATACGTTCATATTCACTAAGAGGTTGGAAAATAGGAGCCATGTACGTCTTGGCGTCTTCCCATTTGTCGCTGAAATTCTCTTTAGTTAGATAAGGTGTAGCCACTGATAATTCCTGTTAGGGACCGTGGAACGTACACTAGTCTTTGATATATAAAGTATAGGGTTATTGTTTTAGTTATTCAAACTATTCATAACCATCATTCTCGTATGTTTGCTTGAGTCGCAGAGCGTCTGTTGATGATTTGTATTCTGAACTGAATGAATCAGGAAGCACGATGAAATGAGGTTGACCTTTAACGGGTGTTGCATATAATAGTTTGAACTTCTCTACTTGTTTCTTATGCTCTCGTTTGAACCATTCCTTCGTGTATTGGGGGACTGCGTCTGTATCATCGCTACGTAGCGCGTAGTCTTCTAGGAACACACGCTTAGCTTCAAGAGCTTCTGGCATGGTATCGAATAAACCTAGCTTATATGTCACACGGTTTCTATGTATACGGACACGGTACTTTCCCACTGCAACCCAAAAGTCTATGCCTCGTGTGTCCATTAGATGTTATCACCTAGGTATTTAATTGGATCTTCGCTGATAACCATTTGTTGAAGGTGTCCCTGCCAAGGTGCAAGTTTTGTATCAGACCACTGATAGCGTTCTATTTCGTGTTTTGTACGTGGCATTGGCCAGCTTTCACCCCATAATGCTTTAGCGAAGTCGTGGTTAAATATTACCTGCTTTGTCATCTCACCTTCGGGAAAAGTATCAGCAATTGTTAAAGCATGATAGTAATTACCAATCCAGCCATTATCAAGTGCTTTTTGTATCGCTTTCTCAAGAATATCTCTGTTACTCATGCTCTCCACTCCTTCTCTAAGAACCTATTACCTTTATCTGAATACACCCGTTTAATGAGGATGTGTTTACTGTCTTTATGTTCACGTAGGAACTGTAGTATCTGGCTTAGCTCATTAGCATCATCTGCTACTGGGTCTTTCACCATCGTAAAGGTATGTGATAGTACTTCCTTGCCGTTCTCGTACTTGCGCTTGGTGTTTTCTTCTCCGAATTGAATCATGATTCGTCCCCATCTACAAAGTGTTCGTTATAATGACCCGAACATAGTTTGACAATTACACCGCCCCATCCTTGATGTACATACGCCTTTACATTTCCTCTACAAGGTGTAGTTACATTATCGTCTATATAGTCGAAACATTCTTTGTTTTTGCTCATATATCCCCCTTTAATAAATTAAGCTATCAATGTTACCTGTACTGTACTGTTGATCTTCCTCGTAGTCCTTCGCAACGTAAGACTCCAAAGCATAACGTATAGGGTCAAGAAGGTGATTCATAAAGTCCTGAGCCTTGTTGATGTACGTGTCTGTAGCCTTGTCTTTGAGCCACATATAGTTGCGATACTCTTTAGCAAGGTTAGTGCTGCGCTTTGTATAGCTGATCTTCTGTCCCTGTACGAATGAGATACCTTGGTTAATTGATCCTGCACCTTTGTTAGCACCGAGGACATTCACACCATATAGGCGTAGCTCGTCAATGCTCTTAGGCTCACTGGAGTCTGCTATCACTAGTGTGTGCGGGCTAGGGAGGGACTGGATAACATCTGCGAGGGCTTTGTTGCTCATGCCCTTCTGGTATAGTTGTTCGTCGAAGATAAAGCCTCCGTTGTATTCATATACATCAATAATTCCACTAGGGTCGTTTGTATACCCAAAGTCTAACCCACGCTTAACCAGCCGTGCCTCGTGTGGTACTGAGTCAATAGCTGCCCAACCTTTATAGATTTGACCTTCAAGCTCACCGAGTTGTCCTAAGCCGTATAC